CTCATTCCAGCTATCAATAATGACATTGTTAAGCCGCTTACGTAATTCTTTCATTTCATCGGTCATCGTTACTACCTCCAATCGCTAGCAAGTCTGTGCCAATTGACTTAAAAGCCATTCTATTACTTCATCTGATTCACTCATTTTCAATCCTCCCCGAACGCTTCATTCGCCGGTGCTTCCGTTTAATCGTTGAACGCTTTTTAGTGTGTTTAGGCATTGTCATTCCTCCGTAATGTAGTATTTGTTTTCGTCAATCGCACGAATACGATTATCAAGCCAAGCGTTACTGTGTTTTAGCTCCTGAGACGTCCTAGTTTTACCCTGCTTGCCTTCCATGACTAATTTAATGGCATTATACTGGGTACGCGTAATCTCCATGTAATCGCCTGATACGGTCTTAATTCCAGGCATCTTATGCAAGTTAGCTAATTTGCCCTTAGGCACGTTATCCATGCTCGACACAGGCACTGAAACCACTGCTCCTCAGTTTCAACTGACTTAATATGCATTGCAACTCGCCTCCGGAAACCCAACCTTTAATTCGTCAAAGTAATCGCCCAAAATTTCCGTCTCGCTAAGATCAATGAAAATACAATCGTCCTGGATTCGCGCAGGAATGCCACCATCATCGAAGCCAACCAATTTCTTAAAAATCGTCTTAAAAGATGACCAATTGTAATCCGCTACCCAGATATACAAGCTATCACCATCTCAGCGATACTCTTCAATGAACGATGTTTTAATAAACTCGACTAATGCTGTATCCATGTGAGCCTCCTAGAAAAGGAAATTCCAAATTACAACTGCAAACCAGGCTTCAAAAATCAGTAATGCAATCCATGCCGCAATAACGAGCCCAAAAATACAGACATTGCCCAGCTGTTCAATTAATTCTCGCATTCGTTATCCTCCTTCGTTACCTGATAAGGTGCATAATCGTGCACCATCCGCTCCAAACTTTCGCGACTATGCTTGTCAGCATTCATGCGCATCCGCCGCCGTTTCTTCTTGATGGTTGACCGTTTAGTGTGTTTCCGCTGCTTCGTCATACTCTTCCTCCTCGATTAATTAATTTTTTACAATCAATCGTTCTTCACGATAAGCCTGGACACGGTAACGTACCCATGATGGGTCATGATTAAGTGTCTTAGCCACCATATGTTCGCGTTGTGGGTGATCTGTTCCCAGGCTCTGAACGTACGATCTAATCGCGTTATACGCTGACTGAGAAACCCCAACAGTGCGTCGCTTGCGCTTAGTTATCCGCCAAATTGGCCTCATCGCATAGTTAGGTGCTTTCATAACACTGCCGTATACCTGTTCAACGTCCAGTACTGCCTGGTGCAACTCTTCGCTGTTCATGATCAATCACACTTTCTAGTTCACGCTCATAGTGATTGTGAACATAATCCGTGCAGTTTGGACATGGTCCTGTCTGCACACCGTAATCACCAATTGTTGTATATACCACTTTACTTCCATTACAAAGTTTGCAAGTCATTCTTATAGAAGCTCCTTTATTGAACAATGCCGCGATAGTCTCTGATAGCACTAAACGCGATACTATTACCCACGCCATAGTTTTTCATTCGACTAAGTGTCCGAGCGCCGTAACGTTTTTCCAGTCCATTGCCCTCCAGATTGGTAGTTACAATTACAGTTTTATTTTCACGATCCCGCCAGAAATGGTCTACAAGGTCCCGCGAATAGTCGCTATCACGTTCGCTGCCAAAATCATCCAGTACCACCACATCCGCTAACCGAATTTCAGCTAGACACTTGTTAACTTTTCGCTTCAATGTATCATCATTGAACGCTTGCTTTTGCCGTTCGATTAGTTCACGCCAGTCCACAAACAACACTTTCCAATTGTCAAACTTCTTTACAGGCTTGCCATCTTCAGTGATTGTCCGTACAGTCTTATAGCCGGTCTGTTCCAAAATGCTATAGACAATTCCCATTGCCAAATGTGTCTTACCTCGGCCAGTCTGACCAATCAGCAAACTATGAATGGTTTTACCAGCAGCAATCTCATTTGCAATCCGTTGACACTTTTGCAACGCGGCTCGTTCTGGCTCGCCATTCACTTGATAGTTCTCGAATCGATGTTGCAATACCTTCATGCTGCTCAGCACACTAAAAGTTCTTAGATACCCCAATACGTCATTTCGATGAGCAATAGTCGTTAGCTCCTCCGAGTCGGGGATTGTGTGTATCGCAATCGGCTCCTTATAGCCACAGGGCTTCATCACCTGATGGTTGCTCACTCGATTGCTGTATGCTTCATCCGGTACCATGCCTGGACAGGCTCCCGGCAGTTTTTTTCCAGTAACTCGATCAACTGTTTTAGGCCGTAGCAACAACGTTCCACATCGAGGGCAACGCACACCGTACGTCTCAAATTTATTGGTCATCAGCTCTTGAATCGCGTCTTGAACCGTCGACTTTTTTACCATGGCAAATCATCCTCAGTAACATCTCGATGTTCTAATTCAAAACTATTCGCCCGGGTATTGTTTTGTGGCACTTGATAGTCGTCATCAAACCGACCGTTAAACCAAGTGGCGCCATTCATCGGTTGCTTCCAAGTATTGGCGGATAGATCAGCTAAATACAAACGTAACCGTTCAAGTAGGTACTCGTTAGTATGCTTTACCGACTTCTTTCGCCATGCCTTGTAGTGAGCGAAAGCCTGCTTTTTGCCTTTCTTGTTTGGGTAATTATCCCAGATAACGTTGAAATCATCTTCAAAAGACTTGGATGGTGTGGCGTCAGCCGCACTATTTTCTTTATCTGGTTCTAAATCTAAGTCTAAATCTAAGTCTTTATCTATATCTGTGTTACGTTCCGTTACACCGCCGTTACTTTGTAACGCAATTTGCTTTTGCCGCTTCCGATATGCCCGTACTCGCTTGGCTGATGACGACTCTTTCCCAATCAATCCTTCAACCACATCGTCTGCAAATTTAAAGGAGTTATCATCTGGATACTCAACTAATTTCTTTGCATCCAGAAACGACATCAAGAACTCGACATCCACGGTTTCCTCATTCAAGACCAGTGCAATTTCCTCCGAAAACGTCTTACCAATCCCTGTGAAATAGATGTATCCATGATTCTCTAAGGACAATAAAATCATCTCTAAATAAATCAGTGCATACGTGTCACCACCCGACATTGTACGTAACAAACGAACAGCCGGCGACTTAAAAAAATCCATTTGTAGCTTAATCCAGTAATAAGTTTTCTCCGCCATCTTTACACCTCAATCTAGTACCGTTTTTGTGCGATATGGTACTCCGATAATCGCCAAATCTTGGAACTTATCTTTCAATCGTTTTTTATCGCTTCGTGCGGTTGATAGTTTCGAGTAAACTGCCGTTACTGCACCATTGACCGTCAATACATAACACATATTTTCCTCCAATCATGGGCCTTCCACCCACTCGGTGTATTAGTCACTGCTATAATTTCCTCTCAAGCCAATTCGTTTTAACGTCTCTTCATCTAGTCTTATGCCGTCCACCGGAACATGATACTTTGTACTAAATTCTGCTGGACCAATCTGCTCAATTTCTGAATGATGTATCCTGCATAAAGCCATTACGTGGCGTTTAGTGTGATCAACATTGTTGCGATTCATTCCAGCCCCAATGACGTCTACATGATGGATATCAGCACGATTACCGCAGATCATGCAAACTCGGTGGCGGCAACATTGAAACAGATAATACTCTTGCTCACGTGGCAATAGCTTATAGCCTTCCTTGAACGGCACGTGCCACTCAAACATGAAGTCGATAACTAGGTCGAGTAACTGGTTAGCATCGCTCACAGACGATTCTGTGGTGTCTGACAGGCTAATCTGCTTGCCAAACGTGTATGACTCATACTGCAAATAAAACAAGTTTTTCAAGAAGTCTGTCGGCATACCTGACCACGTATAGATGTCACTAAGCAACGCGAAGAACAAGCGTCGTTGTTGCGGCCTAGCTTTACGTGTGTCAGCTACTTCCCAATCCATGTAAAATTGGTCAAGGGACCCACTAACAGTTTCTATATGGTCCAAATTAGGCTTCTCATCCAACAGCGTAACCAAATAGTATTGACCATTGTCTTCGACTAATTGCGCTCGTGAACGTTGCATCTAATCACTCCTGTGCTTATGTGATGCTTGCTGTAGTTTGGCACTCAGTGAATCCCAGTTAAAAGGGTGATCCGTCTGGAACTGGGGAAAAGCCACCACCGCGATAGCTATTGGCTGACTGATTGCTGTACCCGCTAGCCGTACCAGATGCTTGTTTATCTCCGGCTACGGAACCATTGAATCCATCACTTTTCTGATTATTGGTTGCAGCCCCAAAGCCACCCGTCGTATTTTGTCGATTGCCAAAACCACCATTTCCGGTTGAATTAGCGGCTGCTGGTCGCTTAATACCATTTGGCTTGCTACCATCTTGCATAAACGGTTCGTAACTCTTAACTGCTAAATATGCTTTCCCGTTTGCAGCAGTGTCCCAATCAACTGTAATCGCCAACTGATGACCCACTGCTTGGCTAACAAACTGTTCAATTGAATCAAAGGCCGTGCCATTAGCTGCGCCTAAAGCCACTGCGATGGTGTTAAAGCGCTTGGCGGACAACTTGGCTTTATCCTCTGAAGTACCGTCCCAGACTTCATTATCAAATCGAATTAAACCGCCTTTGTACGGACCGTCTAAGACCTCATAGTCAAAAATTGCCATGGGCTTGCCTGCCTCTTTAGTTGTCGTGTATTGTGAGCTGGACGCAATCACCACATTGTACTTACCCGCTTCTTCAACGGTTTGGCCAAAAGTGTTATTTGAATCTACTGTAAAAAGTGCCATTTTATTTTGCTCCTTTGATTGTTTGAATTAGTTCACTTGCCTTGATCAATTTACGATTGTCAATCCGATTTTTTGCATGATTGCCCTTCTCAGGGTCTAAATCAATCATTCGCTCGCCGCCTGTCAGGTAGATACGACCAACGAGATCAAACATACTGGTAAAGGCATTAAACGTCTTCTCGTTCATATCAGCCTGATAGCGACCTTCACCACTTAGACCAGATGAACCATTATCGAGTTGGTGGGCCGTCGCATACACCGTCTTCCCACTTTCTTTCAAGATGGTCCCGAGGTCTCGAAACCATAGTTGTAGCCTCTGATAATTTTGGCGATTATCTTTAGCAGCATTGTCGATGTTTTCTAATACCAAGTTTTGAAGTGCTGTGATATTGTCTAATACAATTACTTGGTATTTAGCATCTTGTATCCCCTGCATGATATATTGTTCAACCATTGCCTGGATATTTGGCATGTCGCGATGTTCAAACATGATAACGTCGACGTCCTTATCACCTATCAAGACATTGCTCGACATGTCAAAGCTAAACAGTAATTTGTGCCCTACAAATTGTTTTGCGACACTTGTTTTTCCAGTTCCACCATCACCATATACGAAGTACATATTCGGTATTACTGGAATATTGCCATCCGCATAGAACTTCATATTGCCTCCTACAAGTCGAATTTAACTGATTCACCAGCAGGCTTTTCAGTAACACCCTCAACAATCTGTCCATCTTCTAGGACGAACTTGCCATTAATTACCGAGCCAGCTTTCTTCAAGTCTTGCTTATTAATCTCTTCTTTGACTCGAATGAATTCTTTAATACCTTGATCTCGTAACGACTTCAAGACAGTTGCATCCGCATACTTTAATCCGGCCGGTGTTTTACGAGTCGTGACTTTACCATGTGGTGTATCAATTTTGAACTTCTTGTCATGTTGCCGTTCACGATACAGGTAATCCTTGAGCAAACTCTGAAAGTATTCCCGGTTTGTTTCATTTTCAGTTAGCTTGCGATCACGCCAGGCAATTGTTTGGTCAAGGTCAAATTGAGCCGCCTTTTGGACTTCTTGATCATGTTTGTCAATCGCTTGTAACTTGCGCATTGCCCAGTCTGCAGATTGTAACGAATTAATTTGAAATCCATCTTGCTCACGATCATTCACAGTTTTAAGTTCTTCTTTGAGCAACTCATTCATCATTATGCTAATCCTCGCAATTCATTTAATTTTTGATTATCAAAGTCCAATTGACGATATAACTTGGTAAGTGACACGGTATCACCAATCCAAATTTGATTAATCAACATTTCGACTAAGCTAATATGAAACTTGTATACGTCTTCCATTACTTCCACCCTTTCAGTCGTTGCCATAAAGTCGGTTTAAGCGTATGATAGACACGTAATTTGATAAAATATGCGTCTAACGCGGTACCTGCGACTGGTTGCACCCGGTCGTGGGTATTTTGGCCTTTTAGCCAAATTTCAAATGGCTCACGTGGTACTTTTCTCATAATCATGGTCTCCTAATTTACTAAACTCAATGCCGAAATAAACACATCGAACTTTTGTCCAGCAGCTTCAACGACTGCAATCCGACGCGATGACTTACCAAATAAGTCAGGCTTGATTGCAATCACTTTGCCGACGCCACCAGCAACAATAAGTTGCCCAGCTGACATGACACTTGGATATGTCACACGATCACCAACGCTAATAGTTGTCATAATTGTCCTCCACATCCGGCAAGCCGAAAATCCACCTATCGTCACTACTTTTTGGCGCCATCACTGTTATGCCATGGTCTTCCAATGCATCGAGAAACTCTGCTGAATAGTTTTTATTGCCGTCAACTCTGATACTGTTTCGCTCGATTGTGAACTGCATTTCAGACAGTAAAGTACGCTCGTTGGCGCGAATTGCGTTATACTGCCGTGCTTTCAGCGCATGCAAAATCTCCTCATCATACATCCGTCAACACTCCTTTCTCTAAACTCCAAACCAGTTATGAATTTCATGTCGCTTGAACCAGAGTGCAGTTAGCGCCCATGTCAGTAGCGCAGTGGCTACCCAATCCGGTAATACAATCATTTTCATTCCTCCAGTTAGCTTATATTGGATCATCCTCTACCCGCCTAGGTTTTAGTTACTTAAATTTTGATGATTCAATAGCCATTCATGGACTGCTGGCGCGTACCACTTGCCATCTGGCTCTTGTTTAGGAAAACCAGCGGCATCCCGATAGTACTTATCAAAAGAGTCCACTTTAATCCCGAACTCATCGTCAAATGCTTTCCGACCAATCATTTTATGCTCGACAGTCTGTTTCTTGCGTCCATCCGCAACACCTTGCTCATAAGCCCGCTGAAACAATCCTGCTAAGCTTGCTGCTAAACTATCCATCGTTATCACTCCTTTCGGTGTATAATTTTATTAATCCAATTAAATCGAGGTGATATTTATGAGTGATGCAGTTTGGGCAAATTTACTAGGTACTTGGCATAATTTACAAACCGAAGATCCTGACTGTACTATTGGGACTAACGGTCAAAACCCGTCGACTTGGTGGGAAGAAAATGCAGATATTTGGGCACCCAATACAATGAAAGACGAGCACACAATGTATCAGCTCCCGCACGTCTTAATTTTCTTTAAAGGCCACACATACCGTGTATCACCAACAATGATTCAGATTGTTGATGAGACCTAACGCTTCTTCAGTTCTTGCTTAAGCTCTTCGCGTCCAAGTTGCAGCTTGGACGCTTTTTTATTAAAGAGATAATCTACCTTTCCTTTCAATTGATTCCACTCGAATTCATTCAACTGAGAAATTGAAATTGCTAAGTCATCATACTTACTTGAATTCATTACTGATCCTCCCAAAATAATTTATAAGGTTAGTGTTGTTTGTCGGATAATAGTTTTAGTTGCTGTAGATGGCTCCCAGTCATTGATGAAGTCCATTACCATCTGGTAGTCCTTCTTGCGTAGCATTGACCGAGCGCTCACGTTAGCAATTTTTTTGATGCCACTGCCAATATCTTTGAACAGCTCGCCTCGTTGTTTCTGTGTGACATGACCATAGCTATGTGCGACTTCCGACACGCGCTGATTAACACGCCGGTTAAGCGCACTATATTCAGGATTAGGAATAACTTGGTTCTCTTTGAGGTCTTTCAAGTCGTCTTCTACGTCGTCCAGCCTCTGATTAGTTTCCTCGTTTGCGTTAAGTGCCAACTTTGCAAGCTCACGCGGTGATTTTGGTAATGCAGAATACTTAATCTGCTGCTCCATTTCATTGAAAGCTTTGATATACTGCAACTTGAATTCAAGTGCCCTCTGACCGGTAAATCCCATCGCTAATAAAGTAAATCCATCACGATTCATATAGATGATTGGATATTCTTGACCATTTTGTGGATGTACATACGTTGCTTGATGGAACATTTCAGGTTCACTAAGGGTCTGTCCATTTTTGGACAAGCTCTTCGATTTATCTTGCAACACAGAAATATCACGTAATACATGTTGATGATTTTTTCCAAAAGCTTTAGCAACTTGTAAGCTTGTTGTGACTGCTTGTTGATTATGCATGATAACTAACTTATTCATCTTCTGGTTCCCCCTTTAGTCATTAATATTGAGTACCGTATAGACCTTTTTCCTAATACGAATAGATTTCGGCGACATATCTGCGTGAATAGCCCGATTGAGTTGCTGAGGGCCAACACCAATTAAATCTGCCAATTCAACTTGACTCATACCACGTTCGAGCAAGCGAATTTTGATTTTACTGGTAATTTCTTTCGCGCCGTTCAATAATTTTTCCTCAGTCATTTTTACACCACCTTGTTATTTGTTCATCAAGTTGTTGCATTCTTTAACACATTCGTGTAAAATAAAGGCATAAATTAAAGCAATACTAAATACCTATATCAAGCGTTTCACTCGCCAAAGTAGCTACGCTATGATATCTATTTTTTATCACTCAATTACTTGATGAATTAATAATAACACGCACGTATTATTTGTAAAGCACTTTTGTGTTATTTTGTGTTATTTTTAATTGTCAAACTTGAAGGAGCCTTGATATGACAACGTTTGACAACATAAAAAAATATGCCAATCTACGTGGATTGAACTTGCGAGACACAGCCACAAAAGCAGGCTTAAGTCCCAATGCTATCTATAGATACAATCAAGGTGTTGAGCCAAAGTATCCAACGCTAAAGGCTATAGCTGATGCTTTAGCTGTGGATGTGAGCGACTTATCGGATGAATATGCTCCAAAATCTGAGACTGAAAAAGCTCCAACTCAAACTACCACAGAACAAAAGCACATTGACGTTGACGACATCGTTAATAGTGTCGCACCACTCACGCAACGAGACCACGCCCTTTCTGATGAGGACCAGGCCGCGATTCGTGCACTGGTCAAAACCTACCTTGAAAGTAAAGAAGGTCAAGACCGGCTACGTAAATATGGTGGCTATGATAATGATGGCAAAAAAACTGACGGGAAATGAAGTGATTAGATGATTTATGACACCTTGCAAGAAGCGTTAACCGATATGGAAACGCTGGGAACTTGGGACCCTGATCGTCTAATCCGCCATTTTGGGATAACTTATCACTATACAAGTGAGTTGCCAGACAATGTTAACGGGTACTCTTTACCATTGACAAGAACTTTCTTTATCAATCAAAATGCCCAATCACCGACATTCGTTAAATGCCATGAGTTGCAACATTGCTTACTTGACCCAACCGTTGAGCCACTCATCGATACTAGTATGGTCTCAAATTCAAAAATAGAATCGCGTGCGAATCGTGGCGCATTCTATATTATGATTAAGAACTACCTAAACACGACTGATATTGAACCCGACGACTTTAACATTCTCAGGTTCGCTGAGAGCTACCAACTCGAAACTAAGCACTTATTATTTATTCGAAACGTGGCCGAACAAGAACTGGGTATTAAGATTAGTCAGGGCGTGTTTAGTCTATAACTGTACTCTGACCAACAAACTGATGTCACAAAAAGCTGTTTCGCATGGTTTATTTACAGGGGGCTATTTGGGGAAATAGATCTTTGGAGGAATGTAAGTTGAAGAAATTAGCAACAATCGGGGTATCGTTGCTTGCGATTATTACATTATCTGCTTGTAGTAGTAATTCTAGCGATAAGAAAAGCAGTTCATCTAGTCGGTCTGCGTCAAGTCACACCCTAGCTAGTAAACGGGCCAAGTCTGAACGTGAAGCAAAACGCAAAAGTTCACAGAGTCTCGCTCAGTCACGTTCTGAGAGTAAAGCTCGGGAACTTTCACAAAGCAACGCACTTGCCGCAAGTGAGAAATCAGCTTCTCAGGCCAATTCTGAAAGCTCAACGAGCACTAGTAGTGTTGCAAGTTCCAGTAGTTCATCTTATTCAGTAGATTCGGCAGCTGTCGCTAGTTCTCAAAAAGCTGCCGAGAACGGCTCGTCAACCCAAACATCTGGGATATCAATGGACGAAAAGACACTTTCTGGCTTCGTTAACAAGTATGGCGAGTCCCCTGCTGCTTATAAGATGGAACATGACGGTATGACTGCGCTGCAAGCATTACAAAGTACGCCAGATTATATGAAAACTTCTGGCGAAAAACAAACACAGTATCGATTGGAACATGGACTAAAGCCATAATCAGATTCACAGGTCTCAATGTTCTTGTCGATATACAACTCTGGAGGGGTAATAATGAAAAGGATTATATTGCTTGCTGGAATAGCTTTTTCCAGTACTATCCTAATTGGTTGTTCTAGTAAAAATACCAATTCGTCTGACACTCAGACAACAAGTTCGTCTACAGTAAAAAATAACTATAAATACTACGCCAAAGGCAAAACCTTTTATAGCAAAAAAGGCTCAATGACAATCAATAGGCTGATTGGGTACACTAACGACAACAACAACTACTTCATTCTTGATGTTACATTTAAAAACACTTCGAAGAAGTCACAAGATGCAGCCAGTATTATGTCGCCTAACGTTGAAGCGTACCAACTAAACAAGGACCAATCACAAAAGGTTAACTTGGATGGTAGCAATTCCGCTTCAGACTATTATAGTTCTGATCAAATTGATAACTATAATAGAATGAATGAAATTACTAATAGTCAGTCTAATAAAATTCTTCCAGGAAAATCAGTGCATACGTTAATGGAGTTTTCCTATAAGCTCAACAACAATACGAACGCCATAACATTCAGTCTGAACGATCCTAACGCAATCTCGAAGGAGACTATCAATCCTAAAAAAAACAAAGTGACATTCGATGCGAGTTCAATTTCGTATAATTCGCTCAATCTAAATGACTACAGCGACTGATGGTGATTGTTTCTCTGCGACTCGGACTCATTAGACTCATACGCAAACAAAAAGCACATCCCCTCCCGCCAAGAAGATAGATGTGCTAATTGAACAAATACATAACAAGGGATATCTATACCCTTTTTATAGAACCAATTATACCTGAAAGGAAGTGATGCCACAATCCTTCAAATTCTACCCGCCTAGGTGAATTTAAGGAGGAAATTAAAATGGCAAGCATTAAAAAGAAAAATGGTAAGTGGACTGCACGGGTCAGCTACTATGACGAGCTGGGTGAACGACACTTTAAAAACAAATCTGGCTTTTCAATAAAACGTGATGCTGAAGCATGGGCCACTAATTGGGAAAAAGAAAAGTTTGACGAAACCATTGGCAAGTTAGAAACTAATGAACTATTCTCGGATTATTTTCTAAACTGGTATCATACTTTTAAAGAGCCAACTTTAAGTTTAGCAACTAAGCGGCGCTACTTAATCACACACAAAGTTATTGAGCAGTATTTTGCTGGTTTCAAAATAACTAACGTTACTCGCCTTCAGTATCAACAATTCCTAAATAAATATGGGAAAACTCACGCGATTGCTAGTTCTCAAAAAGTAAATACCCAGATCAAAGCTTGTATCCACGATGCATTGGATGACGGTCATATCAAATTTGATTTCACCAAGAAGGCTAAAATCACTGGTCATGCCGGTAAGGATATTTCTCTGAAATTCCTTGATGCTGATGACATGATGAAACTTATCGCTTATCTTAAGCTGGATATCAATCCAGTTCATCCAACCAAAATGATGGCACTAACGGCATTATATACTGGTGCGCGTTTTGAAGAGATTGCTGGCCTAACCTGGGAAGACATTAGTCCTAAATTTGGAACGATTTCAATCAACAAAGCTTGGAACACACTTGAAAACAATAGCTTTAAGGAAACTAAGAATGCCCAATCTAACCGAATTATCCGTGTTAATTCAGAACTCTTTGATATGCTGAATCAATACCACAATGCACAAAAAATGCTTGGTTTGACTAGTTCCAACAATCTAATCTTTATTCGTCAAAATGGAAGGATTCCTAGTTCGAACGCTTCTAACAATATGCTTCATACTGCGCTCAAAAAGATTGGTGCCAAAAAGGCTATTACGTTTCATGGGCTCCGACACACGCATGCGTCATATTTGCTATATAAGGGTGTTTCAATTTATTATATTTCAGAACGTCTTGGACATGCTAGTTATACAATCACGATGAACATTTATTCCCATGTTCTACATGAAATGGAACAAGCCGAGAATGCCAAATTAGTGAAGGCACTCGATGAACTTGATGGTGCTCTTTTGGTGCACTCGAACATCTAGAGTCTTAAAAATACCTTGATATCAACGTATTTAGGTCATAGTTCGAATCCTGCCTGGGGCATAATTAGTCATAAGAGAACATTTCAAAAGTAGGAATCCCGTTAAATCAACGTTTAGCGAGATTCCTATTTTTATATTGCATGAAAAATACTAGTACAAAAATAGTTTTTACACGTTCAACACCGGATTGCATCAATGAATAGATAATGTAAGATCAAGAGTTGTAAGCATCCATCTCTTTTTAGCATCACTGATTTGCTTCACTTTCTTGCCTTAGATAAATGGTTTGTGATTTAGTCTCGCCCTTGCCTAGCAAACAGTCAATAAATTGTATAATAAAAGTCGCAACCCTGAATGCGCAGGGTTGCGACCTCTTGTACTAATACTGATTAAAGTGAG